TGGGGCTACCTGATTGGCGAGGTTGAGGGTAGCTTCGAAGGCTGAGAATGCGATCTTCTTGGGGGTGTTGGAGTCGGAGACGTCAGCAAAGACAACCTCATCTCCAGCAGCAAGCGTGGCAGCAGCCAGACTCGTCAAGTCGAGGTTGAACGTGCGGTCGGCTGTTAGGTCTCCGCCACCTGAGAGGCCTGTGCCTGCTGTGAGTGTGCGGTCTGCAGAGGCAGCGCCTCCTGCGGCTGTGACAATGGCCAGCTCATTGGCTGTGATCGCCAGACCAGCTCCGAGTGTCAACCACTCGATGGCTGTGTCGCTGTTGTCCCAGAACAGTATGTTGTCCGCACCAGGGTCAGCCAGGTTCTGGATATCAGCTACCGCACCAGCGTTGTTCTGCGCCCAAGTGGTAGTCCGTCCAGGTGTCATGACGACTGTGTTGCTGATGCCAGCCTGTGCTTCTCCTGCCGAGGCGATGGAAGTAGTATCGAACTTCGTCGCAATGGCGGTGGAGATAGCGTCCAGCTCTCCGTCGATGTCGGATCCCGCAATGATCTTGAGCGGGTTACCAGTAGCCAGGGCATCCTTGGCACTGTAGTCGTTAATTTGTGCGTAGTCGCTCATGCAAGTCGGCCCATCTTGGTGAGGAGTTCCATCTGCTGCAGAGCGAATTGCCCTGTAACACCGGACTCCAGGAATATCTTATAGTACTGTCCTCTCCCACGAGCTGGTACCTTGATGATGTTGAGGAAGAGACCACCAGACCACTCGGCCAGGCCCCATTCCGCGAGGTTCCACTCAGCAACAGACGGATCAACGATCTCTGTGCTGGCGTAGTTGCGTTGCTGCTGGAAGTCCACAGCCCATGCGAACTTGATTGCTGCGTTGTTTCGGACAAACAGAATCGACCCAAGACGTTTGAGCATCTTGAGCCTGTTGGCTACGTCCTCACCCAGGTCAAGCCAAGGCGAGGCGTACTTGAAGTCGATCAGGTTTCCGTTGTCGGAGTCTGCTCCGTAGGTCCAGATCTCTCCAGCACCCCCGAACAGCAGTGTCCCATCACGGCGGGTATACAGTGAGACCGGAGCGAGGTCCCATTGAGTGGCAGGGAAGACAACTTCCCCCTCTTCGTCTCTGAAACGGTTCTTGACGTCAAAGACCCATGAGATCTGTTCATCTGGCAGACTGATGAGGTACCAGCCGTCCTCCGGGTAGTAAGTGGTTTTGATGTTACTGAGTGTCGATAACGCGACGTCTGCCACGAATTCATCCCGCACGTACTTGGATACGTTTGCGAGAGGGTTCGACTTCTCTTGGATAACCCGACCGAGTGACTGTAACCCGTTGCGTGACAGGAAGACGAGGTCGGATTCTCCGATGTGCTGGATGGTCTGTTGTGCGACACATCCGGTGCCCTGGATAACGTCCACGACCACAAGCTGGGTGGGAGAAAGCCCAAGTTGTGAGCCTGTGGAGTCATCCCAGATGACTATGTGATTCTGTCCGAAGACTACGAGGGATCCGTTGAACGCAGCAATCGCCGTGACCGTGTCCATACCGCCCGTCCAGACCGCAGACATATCGATGGAGCCAGCAGTAGTGCCACCCCAATCTGTCTCGTCCAGGAGTCCGGAGTATTTGATTGTTTGCCCGTCAGAGTCGAGACCCCAAACGCGACCATACGCACACATCCCCACACCATTAGAAATGGTAGGAGCAGTGCCACTACCAGCAACCACGGCAGCGAAGTTAGAAGCCGCTGGCCGAACGATAGGTATCTGCCCATCTTGGAAGCCAATGACTTTCTCGTTGAAGTTTTGGAAATTCCAGGTGCCGTCGGTGTCAACTACTACTCCTGAGATGTCGTTGCCCTCAGGGTCAGTCAAGGAGTTGGCTATCCCACCGTCCCAGGCTACGATAGGTTCTACCACTCCATCACCCTGGACATACTCGAAGATCGTCTCAACATTCGGAGTGCCAGTGATGGGAGTGCTTGTGGTGATCGAGTAGCCGTTACGAGCAGCAAGTCGACCAGCGTCATCCAGGACGCAGTTATGAGCCATCGTGGCCCAGATAGGAGGCAGGATCGATCCCTTCTGCTGAAGGTTGAGTCCCGCGGTACCTGGTGAGACCAGGTCGATGTGACCGATTTGGCTTGTCAAGAGATGATCAACTCGATACGGTCGCCGCTCTCAGCTTCGTCTCTGCTGACTGCGGTGTTGAGTGCTTCCATGAATCGCTTCTCGCTGAAGAGTGCGTCAGGTCCAAGCTCCTCTCCTCTCTCCTCGTATGCGTGCCACATGGTACCCACAAATATAGGGCGAGCGGGTGCCTTGATGACTGTGGTGAGTTCATCATCTTCGAGGCGAGGTTGGGGGATTGTGAGCGTGACCTGCAGGGTGCGGTCGGCGGTGCAGAGGGGGTAGACGTAAATGTCCAGGTCGTCGCCGTCGCCAGAGTTGTCTAGGGCGAAGTAGGTGGGACTCTCCACACGGGTGTCAGGGTCGACCTGTTGCCGGTATAAGAGTTCCGATAGGTCGAGTTCGTGGAGTGGATCTGGAGTAGTGGCATCGGTGACGTCGAAGACGAGGGGGAGGTAACCAGACATACTTTCAGACTGATACAGACGAACAAGACGAGAGCGTTCGTTGCCTTCTGAAATGCCGATACTACCTGTCCCAGCCAGGACGATAGGAGTGACAACTTGTCGGAGAGATCGCCAGTTCGTAGCATCTTCTACTTCCTCTTTCACGTCGTTAATCATCTGACCCAGAAGCTTCTGGTAATCAGTCTCGATGTCGGTACTTGACCCGGCGAGTTCTGTCTCACCGAGTTTCCGGAGGCAGCGGTTCATGATGTCGAGGTAGGTAGTTGCCACTGGCGTCTCCGTTGAATATGGTCCTGGGATGTTTGGGTAGGCACACCCCAGGAAAGCCTAAACGAGATGTGGAGGGACCGGATGATCCCCCCACTCACCGATCAAGTCGTAGGGACAACAATCGGTACAACGCTGCCTTCACGCAGAAGCTTGCGACCGTAGATCATGTCTACAGTGAACAGGTCAGCAAGGTACTCTTGCTTGTACTGTGTCTGAGAGCGAACGCCCAGTTGCTCGATGAGCAGCATAGCGTCACGTTGGAACAGGAAGGCGGACACGTTGTCTGCCGTTGCGAGCCCGTCTTCAACCAGCGGAGTGCGAGTTGTGACGTAGACGTCAACACCGTAGACGTTGCCCACGATACCGTTGCGGATCGTGTTTGCGCCTGCACGCTCGCCGACGAAAGCCTCTTCAGTGAAGCGAGGCAGTCCAGTCAGGTCCTGCTTAACGATGGTCGGAACCACGTAGAAGCGTTCGCTGAAAGGCACGTCGCCGTCGTCGAGGATCTTGATGTGGGCACGGATGCCTGCATCAGATAGGTCGGTAGTACCGGCCTCGTCCCAAGCAGTACCATCACCTTCGTAGATCGTACCGAACGTCGACGTAGTGGCGATTGTGTTCGAGGAGTACGTGTAGTTGATGGTAGCAGCGGCTGTGTTGAAGAATTCAACCAGGAGGGCAGAGTCTACCTGCTTGGCAATGGCATAACCACCGTCGTCAGTGTAGAACCGGCGCAGAGACTCCAGTGCTTGAACGTCGACAATATCTTCGATGAAGCGAGAGTACTCTTTGTGCTGGTCGATGCTCACAGTCAGACCTGTGTCTGTGCCGTGTGCGATGAGGGTAACCTGCGCGTTGCCTGTCAGGGCTTTCGTCGCAGCTTCGCCGCGGGTCGGTGTCGGGATCTTGACCGTATCACCTTTCTTGCCGCGGTGGTTGAGTTTTCGAACCAGGTTGGCAGCGACAAGGTTGCTCTTGTAGGAGGCAACGACTTCGTCGGACCAGAGTTCTGGGATAAAGTTGGGGACATCACCAACGATGATGCCATCTGTACCAAGGGCCATGAGAATGGATTCCTATTTGAAGGGTTAAGGGATTACCGGACCCTACCTTCAGCGTAGGCTGCACGGACATCGTCTTGAAAAGACATCTCTCCGTAAGCCTCTGGATCTTCGATCTTCATGCGGATAAGAGCCGCACGGGAGTAGATCTTGCCTGAGGTAGTTCCGCCACTGGGGGCTGCACTTTCGAGTGAAGCAGAGCGAGCTGCTTCGAGTGCTGCACGTCCAGGATCTGCTGGAGTTTCAGCGTCAGCGGGAGTTTGTGTTCGACCGCTTTTATAGCTGGTCAGCAAGTCGTCCAGGGCACCCATATCCTGCTCGTTCACAGCCAGGGCTGCAACACGAGAGCGGATCGGATCATCCTGAACATATGCGATAAACTCGGGATCGTTCACGAGTTGATTTGCGTCCGAGTGTTTCGCAGACAGCGCATTCGTGCCGACTTGGGCTTCGAGCTGCGCGATCCTGGCATCGTATTCTGAACGGCTCTTTGCTTCGCGCTGTTCAAAGTACTTATCCAGGGTTGCTACCGGATCAGAGAGCAAGTCAGTCGGGTCCAAAGACACCTCTTGAGCTTCGTCAGTGGTAGCCTGTCGGCCTTCTTCCAGGGAAATAACCCGGTCCATGAGCTGTCGGCTTTCGCCAACCTCGTTCGCCAGTCGTCCTCTGTCCTGCTCCAGGTTCCTGTAAGACTCCAGAAACTTGGGGTCCAACGTGGGGTCAAAGCCTTTCGACTCGGCCCAGGCTTGCAGTTCAGTTGGTTGAGGCTTGTCCTCTACAGGGGCCTCTTGGATGACAGCCGACGCATCGACTTTAGGGTCCTCGATCACTGGATCAATGAGGGTTCTCGACATTTGTAATCTCCTTTCACCCGCCTCAAAGAGGTTTGGGGTGTCTGTGAGTTAATGGTACGGGGGATCTAGTCTGCACCAGGTCGGGGACCGTAGTCTCCGTTTTCCTGCATGCTCTTACTTTCCTTGGCCGCTTGTTGCTTGTGCATCTTTTCGAACTTATCAATCGCCTCTGGAGATGCGTTATGTCCTTGAGCCAGGGCCAACCAATTTGGCTTAGCTGAGACAAGGAATACCAGTTTCGCTTGAGCTTCGCACTGTGTGCAGGGGACAAAGCCAGTCCCGGCGCTAACAAAGTGCTCAGACACATGCCCGTAAGGGCATCGGTAGTCGTGGAGGGGCATCAGATGAACGACTCTTCAGGAGTCGACACTTGAAACTCTTCCGACTCGGCGGTGCGTTCGTTGACCGCTTCGTTCAGTTGGAGCAGTACTCGATGCTCTGTGCCAAGGACAACCCGGAG